CTGTACGGCTGTTATCATTATTGTAGTAATTGTTAATAACAGAACTTTCAGAATTGCCATTTATAATCGCACCTGTCATTCCATCAAGATTGTAGTTGAGATCAGAATTGAGCGTTACTCTCATTGTATCCGCAACACCTGAAACAGCCTTTGCTACAACCTTTTTGCTTTTATTAATACCGTCCGCCAGACCATTCATGAAGTCAGGCATCCAGCTTTCAAAGTCCGTCAGCGGACCTACATCAGGAACGGAAAAGTGCAGATAACTGCGAATCGTATCGGCAATATTTGATACGCTGTCAGCAAGACTGCCGATCATGCTTCTCAGACCGTCAATGATGTTGGAAACAATATCCCGTCCCCAGTTCCAGGCGTCTGATGCAAGACCTTTGACATAATTGACAGCATTGTCAAAACCGCCCTTAATCGTGGTGTAAATACCGCTGATGATAGAACCAATTGAAAATTTTACATTGTTCCATATACTTGTCACGGTCGAATGAATCGTATTCATCACCGATGAAATTGTGGAAGAAATGCTACTCCAGACGGAAGATACAGTGCTTTTAATTCCATTGACGATACTTGAAACAGCACCGCTGATGGCGTTCCACACACTCGAAATAATGGAATGAATCGTGTTCATCACACCGGAAATGAAACCTGAAATTGCAGTCCAGACGGTAGAAATCACGCTTGAAATGGTGCTTAAAACCGTTGAAATCGTGGTATAAATAGCATTCCATATCGTTTCAAAGAACATTTTAATGCCCTCAAGCAGAGGCGTGAGAAATGCAACAATTGCATTCCATACGGTCTGTATCTTTTCAGAGATCCAATCCATCACATTGCTGATAATGATATGGATTGCCTGAAAAATGGTTTCAAACAGATATTGGAACGCCTCCAAAAGCGGAGAAATAAAGCTGTAAATTGCATTCCAGATGCTTGAAATTGTGTCATAAATAGCGGTGCAGACAGTTGAAATAACCGTCCATATTGCATTGAAAATGTTGGCAAAAAAGTCATGAATACTGGTCAGAATTCCTGCAAAGAAGTCGTAGACAGAGGTAAAAATCGTAACCGCTGTGGTATAGACTGCAGTTGCTATCGTGGTAAAGAATGTAGAAATTGCATTCCAGATATTCGTGAAGAAATCCGCAACAGACTGAAACGCAGAACAGATGCTGTCCCAGATTCCAACGAAGAAATCTTTTATACTTGTCCAGACTTCATCCCATGATGTTCCGAACCAACTGAGAAATACATCTGCCACACCTCTCAGCGTGTTCAGAATATTGCTGAACTGGTTGACTACAAAATCCCAGATGCCTGTAAAAATGCCCTTGATACCGTTCCAGCACTGTTGCCAGTTTCCCGAAAATAAACCGATAAATACATCAAGCACGCTCAGAATAGTATCCGTCACAAAGGTGAAAATATCCGAAATATGCTGAAACACACCCTCAAATACAGGGGCAAGCACACTGCACAAACCGTTCCACAGAGATTTCAGCATATTGCCGAAACTCTGAAAGTTAAAGCCCAATACATTCACTCTGTCAACGATTCCGGATGTCAGACGTTCAAAGGTAGACTTTATCTGTTCCCAGATGGAAAGAATGCTGTTTTTGAAGTTCTCATTAGTGTTCCACAAATGCACAAAGGCAGCGACAAGCGTTGCAATAATCGCAACGACAGCCACCACAGGAGCAGAAATACCACCAATTGCCGCACCAAGCGTTGAAAATGCAGTCTTAGCACCTGAAATCATTGTCGGAATTTTTGAAATGAATGTCATCATGCTTCCGATAGAAGAAATCGTTTTACCTACCACAATCAAAAGCGGACCTAAAGCCGCAGCCATCAATCCGATTTTGATAATGGTCTGTTTTGTTGCAGGGTCAAGGGCATTCAATTTGTCCACAAATCCTTGTATTTTGGTGATGATGTCACGAATAACAGGCATCAGAATTTCTCCAAAAGAAATAGCCAGTTCTTCAAGCTGTGACTTCAAAATAGTAAGCTGTCCTGCGAGATTATCCTGCATGGTTTCCGCCATTTGTAAAGATGTGCCGTCACAGTTTGCAATGGCACCCGACAATTTATCAATATCCGCAGGTGCGGCATTCATCAGAGCAAGAAATCCCGACATGGCATTTTTGCCCACAAGAGTTTCTGCGGCACTTGCTTTTTCGGATTCTGACATTTGGTCAAATGCAGCCCTGCAATCCGCTAAAATATCAGATAAACTTCGCATTGAACCGTCTGAATTGGAAGTTGCGATCTCCATTTCTCCGAAGGCGGCACAGCAAAATTTTACATCGCCGGAAAGAGCAGTCATAATAGAACGCATGGAAGTACCGGACTGTGTAGACTTGATACCTGCATTCGCCATTAAACCAAGTGCCTCAGCGGTATCTTCACAGGAGAATCCCAAAGCACCTGCAATCGGAGCACAGTATTTGAATGACTCACCGAGCATAGATACGTTTGTGTTTGCATTGGAACTTGCAGCCGCTAAAACATCAGCGAAATGACCGCTGTCCTGTGCTGTCAGTCCAAATGCAGTAAGTGCATCTGTAACAATATCCGATGTTGTGGCAAGGTCTTCACCGCTGGCAGCGGCAAGATTCATAATGCCGTCAATACCCGACAGCATATCATTTGTTTTCCAGCCTGCCATTGCCATATAGTTCATCGCTTCGGCAGCTTCACTTGCTGAAAATTTTGTTTTACTGCCCATTTCACGTGCTTTGTCACGCAAAGCCTGTAAATCATCACCCGTTGCACCGGAAACAGCGGCAACCTTTGACATCGCAGAATCAAAGTCGGAGGCGGTTTTCACAGCAGCAGTTCCGAGAGCCGTCACACCTGCGGTAACAGGCAGAAGTTTTTCACCTGCACCTGAAATTTTATCGCCAACATTCTGCAAAACCTGTCCTGCCTCACCAATTTTAGCAAGTTCAGAATTTGCATTTTTTGCTTCTGTTTCCAGACGTTTCAATTCATTTTCTGTTTCGACAATTTCACGCTGCAAGGCATCATACTGCTGTTGTGTGATGTCGCCATTTGCAAGAGCAGTGTTTGCCTGTTCTGTGGCAGTTTTCAGCGTTGCAAGTTTATCTTTTGTAGCAGAAATACTGTCAGCAAGAAGTTTCTGTTTCTGTGAGAGCAGTTCTGTGTTCTTTGGGTCAAGTTTTAGAAGTTTTTCAACGTCTTTCAGCTGTGACTGGGTGTTTTTAATGTTCTTGTTTACACCCTCTAATGCCTTTGACAGCTTAGTCGTATCACCGCCTATCTCAACGGTGATGCCCTTGATTCTGTTTGCCACTGTGGTTTCACCTCCTGTAAAAAGGCATGAAAAAAGCACCTGCCGGAGCAAGTGCTTAGTGAGTATTCAGTAATATCAATATTATAAAGCAGATAAAAGATCAGTATACATTTGATTGAGGTCATCATAGAGTTTGCTCATAATGGCTGTAAAATCAGTTGTATTTGTATCAATATTCAATCTCTGCAAGCATTTTTCAAAATTTCCCTTTTTATCTTGTTCAGATAGAATATGTGCATATAAAATACGAAAATCATATAGCACATACAATGGACACAGTATTTTTTCAACATCAATTGAAGGGACTTCTTTTTTAAGGAATAACTGAAGAAGCTTAATTCCTTTTTTCTCTTTATATTCGTCTTTTGAAACTGCTTTTGAAGCAAAGTATTTTTTAATTCCCGAAGCGTTTATAGATTCAACAAGGACTTCGTTTAACGGAATAATAATATTCATAAAAGCATCTTCGGAATCTATTACCAGTTTTTGGATTTTCTTGGCAGCTATAATTGTTTCGGTATCAAGTTGAGATATGTTAACAGAAAACGATTCTGATATTTTTTCATTAAAGGAATTTCTTTTCTCCAATACTTGTTTTTCAATCGATCTCTTTGCCCATATTACCTCAATCTGGGCTTCATAGTATTCAGATCCGACATTATGATCAGATGGAACATTCTCAGATCTAAAGTAATACTGTTCTTCTTCTGATAAATTCAGTAAATCGCCTAACCAAATAATAATTCTATTGTTGCTATTGATGCCAAATGTGATGTAATGCTCGTTATTATGGTAAATTAAACCCATTGTATTGGAACATATATCGAGTGAATATTGAGGATGATGCATAAATTTGAGTAACACTTCAATATTAAAAAACAATGGAGTTAAAAATCCCACATTATAATCTCTTCTCAAGCCGTCAATAAAATAATAATCGGTTTTATCAATAATGAAAGGTACATTCCCTGAAATAAATTCTTCGTCAAATAAACAGTCAAAATCACAAAAGTCTTTCCATTGAACATCAACATTAGTCATATCCGACGCTCTATAAGGAATAACAGATGTTTTTAATATCTCAGAAAAAACTGATTCTGTCATATTCGGAAGGTAATCTTCGTTGCAGCGCGTACAGTGAAATACTGGAACATTCTGATATCCAACTTTATAAGCATTGTTATCATCATCGCAAAAATCAGCATTTATTATAACTTTACCTTTACTAAGAGGTAAGTACTCTTGACAGATAGGGCATCTTAAATTCTCCATAGTTATCACCACCTACGATAACTATAGCACAAAAGAGAGAAAAAGTCAATCAGAAGGAATCAAAATCCGCCTGACCTGCAACCTCGTGCCAGCCTTCATATTCGTCGTTTTCCTTTTCCGTGAACATATCATTCACGACTCCGATTGTGAGCAAATCAAGCTCCGAGAGGGACAGCCCGATCTGCACACATCGGAGAAGAAAGAGGGGCGTAGTCATCGGGCGGTCAGTCTGGCGATGTTTTTTTTAGACTCTACCTGCGTTGCGTTGTTCAGTCCCCAGAGTTCAATAAGCTGAGGAAGAATCTCATAAATGCTGAATGTGTTGAACTGTTCCAGGAAATCATCGGGGTTGTCAGGAACATTGGAATCAGCGTGTTTTGCCATGATGTAGGCGATATTTTCAAAGACTTCAAGGCTTTCAATGCCTATTTCGCTTTTATTTTCATCACCATCAGTGACTTCAGTTTTCAGTGATACGAAGTCCTTGTAAATATCTCTGCGGAATTTCAGACGATAAAGACGTGGCACAGCAGCACTTGCCTTAAAAGGTACTTCAATCCCGTCAATTGTAATGTTTTTTTGAATAGCCATAACAATACCTCCTTATGATGACTTCGCAGAAGACTTAACTGTCGTATCAGGGTTATACGGCATTTTGAACCAATTATTGTACACCGCATCTGTAGTGCTTTCAGTAGTTTTTGATTTCACAAGACCTGTCGGCAAAGGAGTAGCTTTCAGCGACAGCTTTTCAGTCTTGACTTCTGTGCTTTCTTCGGTGGTTGCAGATTCCGTTGCAGGTCTTGAGGCAGAACAACAATACATCACATGACGGATGTGGTGCTTATCACCTAAGAACTCAAACATCAGTGCAAACTGTGCAAGTTCCGTATCATTTTTTTCTACCAGAACGCCGTTATTATCAAGGATTTCTCCTAAGATTTCAGTTGCAAATTCGGTTGTGATAAGGGCGATTTCAAGGTCACCTGTATATCCTGCGTTATTGTTGATGACATAATAAACGCCGTTGTCCGCATAAAAATTTTCTGCCTCGCCGTTTGCGTCAATAGAAAGCGATACAGCACCTGGGAGATGCTTTGACGGACCATATGCAGGAACGGTCTTGTTGCCGTCAGGGTCTTCACCCCATTCATTGATTTTTGCCCAGTAGACATTCTGCAAACCGAATTTAACCTTGTTTTTCTTGTTCGCCATTGGTTATACCTCCGTTTCATACAGTACTTCATAGAGTTTTTCGGACTCTATCCAGACTTCTGATTTTGTGTAATAGATTTTATGACGTTTCAGAACCTGTTCAACTTGCTTTTCAAGTTCAGGATTCTTAACATCTGTATAAAGTTCAATATCCAGTTTCTTAAAACTGAAATACATGGAATTATCCGCCGAAAATGTATTCTCTCCGGGAGATAAGAACAATAGAAAAGGCGGTGCAGGACTCTTTCCCTCGGCAAAATGATGATAGGCAAAAGGCAGTCCCATTTCCTCTATCATTTCTGCGATCTGTTCGTAGGTCATGACAGCGCCTCCTCTATAAGTTTCTCAAAAAGCTGTACACCTTTTTCTTCCGCAGGAGCAATGTGCGGTTTACCGGGTACCCGACCACCGCCACGTTTTGCATGACCTTTCTCCAATAAATGTGCAAGTTGATAACGATTCTTACTGTGGACAGTCATTTCAAGAGAATGGCTGTTTTCCTTTGTTTTTTTGGAAGTCCAGCTTTTTGAATACGCACCTGTTCGCTTTGGTGCATTGGAGGATATTTCATCTTTTACAGACTTTGCAGTCTTTCTAACCGCCTTTTTCATTGACGTATCTGCAAGGTCAGCATATTCCGTCAGACCTTTCATAATCTCATCAGCCATTGCATCAATTGAAGTCATCGGAAACACCTGCCCTTTTTATCTCACCCTCGATTTTCATGTAGTTGTTGTGGTCGTATAGAGGGGTAATTCCGGTGACATTGTAGATGTTATTCCTGAAAAGAATACGGAAATTGGTGCTGTTGATATTCAGTGATGCAGGACTTTGACGAACCAGAAATTCAAGTTTCTGTATTTCTTTAGTTACACCTGCCTCGGTGGTTTCACTTGCAGTTTTTACAGTCACCTTTGCCCACAGAGAGAATGTTTCTTCCCATTTAGTGATGTGATTTCCGATCTCATCCATAACAGTCCTGTGTTCTAGAATGGTAATTCGCTGATTCAGAGTTCCGATTTCCATTACATCACACCCTCTCGCTGTGCGAACAAAATTGAACGAAGATTTAAGGTCAGCTTTTTGTAATCAGGATTACTCCTATTTTCATAAAGATACCCAAGTGCGAAAAGCATCGCAGTCCGCACGGTATCTTCATTTTCAGCAAGTGCGGATTCGTCCATTCTGCCAACGTCCATTACCAGATTTTTTGCTGTAGAAAGCAGATTCTGAATCAGACTGTCGTCCTCCTCATAATCCACTCTCAGATAGTTTTTCGCTTCTTTCAGCGTAATCATAGCATCACGCTTTCTTGATGGTGAGTGTCTTGATTGCTTCGGGAAGAATGAGTTTACCATCAAGACGCTGACTTGCAAGAAATCCGACCTGACCTGTCATAGCAAAAAGTTCATTCAAACGCTTAAAAGAGCGTCCCTGACGGTCGGCGATCCAGTAATAACTAAAGTCACCGAATGCCATACACTTGTTTCCGGCTTTGATCTCCGGCACATAACTGGAGGTCTTGTAAGGACGGTTCAGAATGGTATCCGGAACACCTGCCTGCACGGACGGATTCCAAATGTAATTGCCTGTATTGTCCTTCAGTTTGCGAAGTGCTTTCACCGTAGAATCATTGAGAAGCCAGACTGCCTTCTTGCGGTACGGACTTCTGAGGGAGTAGAAAAGTTCCATCACATCATCAAATGTGATATTGGCAGTAGAGGTGGAAGTGCCGTCTTCCGCACCGCCTGTTGCATTGAAAATGCCGGTCGGTTTGCCCTTGCCGTCACCAACAAAGAATGCCTCTTCTTCCTTTGCACCAATACGGCGTGCAAACTCTTTTGCAATGTAGGACGGCAAATCAAATACAGAATCATTGAGAAGTTCCTCAGAAATTTTGATCGCTGTTCCAAGCTTGTATGCAGAAAGCGATGCCTGCCCAAATGTATCATCAGAAAGAGAATACTGCTGTTCCTCGTCCATCCAGACAGCCTCGCCCTTGGAAGTCACAATCGGAATCTTGCGGTCGCCGTTGGAAGTTTTGATGACCGTTGCCATTTGACGGAAAATGCTCTCTTCCTCCAACGCCTCCACCAGTTTTCGTTCAAACTCATCTGGAACAAGATAACCGCCCTCTGCATCTGTGCCAATGTGCAAATCATCATGGACATCGATCCAGTTACGGTTTCTGATACTGTTCCAGAATGCCGTTTTGTAAGTGTCGCTTGCTGTACCTGCCTTTTCCGTTACATTCGGAGTTGCAGGCTTACCGAGAACAGGAGTGGAAGTTGCCTTGTTCATTTCAGCTTTAATTTCAGCCTGTCGTTCCAGACGCTGAATTTCTTTTCCAAGGTCAACAATAGTCTGTTCCATTGCATCGTAGGTCTTGGAATCTTCTTCGCTGAGAACACCGTTTGCATTTCTCTTGCTGTCGAGAAAATCACGTGCTGTATCCCAAGCCTTCTTTCTCTTTTCTCTAAGTTCTTTAATCGTCATAGCCATAATCAATTCCTCCAATCAATATTTCAAAAGTGCCAGCCTTTTTTCAAGCTGGTCAATGGGTGTGCCTGCAACGGATTCTGCTGATGCAGATACTTTGGATAAGAATGCAGATAGATTCCTTGACTTTGAATAGGTCATTGCGGTAAGTGTATCTTCTTTTTCTTCTTCATCCTGCTCTTCCTCTTTAGGAACAACAGGCATTTTCTTCTCTGCAAACAGAATCCCGTCCACAAATCCCATCTCATGAGCCTTTTTTGCATTGAGCCATGTTTCATCGGACATCAGTTTTGCAATCTTATTTCTGCTGAGATGGGATTTGGTTTCGTAGGCGTTAATAATGCTCTCTTTGACTTCATCAAGCAAGATGATAGCCTTTTCCATATCTGCCTTGTTTCCCATAGCACAAGTGCTGGGATCATGGATCATCATTAGGGCAGTCGGTGCAATCAAAGTTTCATCGCCTGCCATTGCCACAACCGATGCGGCAGAGGCAGCAATACCATCAATTTTTACGGTGACCTTGCCTTTATGATTTTTCAGCATAGAATAAATCTGACTTGCAGCGAACACATCGCCGCCCGGCGAGTTCAGCCAGACTGTCAGATTTCCGCTTACTTTTGAAAGTTCGTCACGGAAAAGGGCAGGTGTCACTTCATCGCCCCACCAGGTATCTTCCGAAATAGGTCCGTTAAACAGAAGTTCCGTTTCTGATGTATCTTCATTTTTTACAAAGTTCCAGAATTTCTTCATTCGGTTTCTTCCTCCTTTTCTTGATTTTGATTTGCAAATGCACCTGCATCAGCAAGTTTTGTGAAGCTGCCATTTACGAGGTACAGATTTCCACCCTCTTCCTCAGAAAGCATATTCATATCTTCCTTTTCACGGATATCGTTGGCAGACATCCAGCCGTTCTGTCTGGCGGTAGCATAGCCCTGCATTCTCGATGCGTAATCGCCACGCAGAAGTCCGTCTACATTGAATTTCACGAAATACTGTCCTTTTTCAGAATCAGAAAGAAGTGCTTTCTGCAATGACTGCTCCCATCGGACAATCCAAGGATCGAGGCTATATTTCACGAAATCAAGGGATAAATGCTCTACGTTACTGAATGTTGCATGGTCAAGGTCGCCGATCATATGGAGTGGCACTCTGTACATTCTTGCAATCTCTTCAATCTGAAACTTTCGAGTTTCCAGAAACTGTGCTTCATTATTGGGAATTGCAATAGGTGTAAATTTCATGCCCTCTTCGAGGACTGCGACCTTGTGGGCGTTTCTTCCGCCATAGGCTCTCTGCCACGCATCACGCACACGTTCCGGATTTTTGATCACTCCGGGGTGTTCTAACACGCCACTTGGTGAAGCACCATTTCCGAAAAACGATGCTCCATATTCCTCACAGGCAATAGAAATGCCGATTGCATTTTTCGCAAGTGCAATCGGCGAATATCCAACCAGTCCGTCAAATCCTAAACCCGGAATATGCAAAACTTCATCGGCATAAAGAATGATGTCACCCTGTTCTTTCAGATTCGGATTTGCTTCATCGTAACGGCTGTAAATGTATATCAAGCGGTTTTTCTCATCACGGTCAACCTTCATCTTGTCTGGCATCAGAGGATACAATCCCAAAACATCACCTCTGCCATTACGAATAATCTGTGCATAGGCATTGCCATAGATCAGCAGATGTGACATTAAAGTTTCTCGGAAAACAAAAGAAGTCATTTCAGGATTTGGCTGATCGTGGAGCAAAAAGTAAAGCGGGTGCTGTGGTACTCGCTCTTTTCCTTTATCGTTGTATTTGTACACATGAAGCGGCAGCTGTGCAATCGCTTCTGACAGCACACGCACACAGGCATAAACTGCAATATGCTGCAGGGCTGTTCTGTCTGTGACACGTTTACCGCTGTTGGCTCGTCCGAAAAAATATGTGTATGACGGGCTGTCATAACTGTTTGTGGGCTTATCTCTGGACCTGAAGAGTCCGCTGAAAATGCCCATGTGCATCACTCCTTTCAGGGTATGAAAAAAGCACTTCCGAAGAAGTGCTACCTGAGTTTTGATTTATCATTATATTTAGGATCACAATTTTGAATGAGTGAGGTTTCAAGATCGCTATGAGGAATTGCTATTATTCGTAGGCTCTTGATATACTCTATAGCTTGATTAATTTTTGTTTGTGATGCTGATTTAATATCGCAATTGTAATCAACTTTAAGTATTCTTTTTAATAATGAATTTCCTGAATCATTTGGTTGCGTATACTGTGCAAGTCTCTTTTTTATTTTTCTAGAATAGCTACTTCCTATATATACTATTTCATCTTCCTGATTTTCATTATAAAGAATGTATACGCCGGAAAAATCAAACACGCTTAAATCATCAAAATTTCCTGAAACCGGAAGAATATTTCCATATAGACTTGAAATGCTCATTTGAAAAACTCCTTAATATGTGGTTAGCATTTTATTGTCAATAAACGTTTCATAATTATCAGTGAGAAAACGGAAAAAAGAATCTACAGTTAAACTATAGTCTTTTTTCTTCACTGGGGTATCTGGAATAGTATGAATTTCTATTGTAAAATACTCTTCTCGCTGAACTTTATATTCGCTTAACGAAAAGATAAAAGTGCGGTTGCTTATTTCATTTTCTACTTCTTGTAACGATAATTCTGTTTTATGAAATTTATCAAGTTTGGATTGATTGTTCCATAAATCTTCATCAAATTGAAAACCTGTTACGTCTATAATTAAATCCATTCTATTTGAAAAGCACCATGAATGGACATACTTAGCCCCAGAAAAAGAACATTCAAACTCTACGTCAGTTACAAGGTTTAGAAAAGTTGACAAAATATTAGAAGCTAATTTACAACAATCAGGATAATAGATGATTTTATCTTCTGTTTCCGGATCATCAACTTTACTTGCTTTATATAATTCAACTGAAAAAGGAATAAAAATCTCACTAATGAATTCAATAATCGCTTTTCTTTTCATTACAATCACCTTGACTATTATATACCGTTTTCATCAATATGTCAACTGTACCGCAACAATATACATACTATAGCACCAGCATATCTCTGCTATCATAAATGCTGTCGCCCATGTCATTCCCACAGCGAATTGCCCGGTCAAGAGCCATGATCATGGCAACTGCACCATCGATCTTCTCTGTGGATTTTTCTTTGTCCGGCTTGATGTTTCCGGCAGGGTCACGTCTGATGAAAATATTATCCATCATCCACCGAAGAACAGGGTGCCCGTTGTGGGCAAGGGTCTGTTCAAGCGTTAATTTCATCAGTTCTTTGGTCGGCGGGCTCATATCTTTATATCCTTGTCCAAATTGTACCATCGTAAAACCTAACCCCTCAAGGTTCTGCGACATCTGCACCGCACCCCAACGGTCAAAAGCAATCTCTTTGATGTGAAACTTCTGTCCCAGTTCATCTATGAAATTTTCGATAAAACCATAGTGAACCACATTTCCCTCAGTGGTTTTCAGATATCCCTGACGTTCCCAAATATCATATGGAACGTGGTCACGTCTTACTCTAAGGGACAAAGTTTCCTCTGGCAGCCAGAAGTAAGGAAGAACATAATAATGTTCATCATCTTCAGTAGGTGGAAAGACAAGTACAAAAGCTGTAATATCTGTTGTACTGGAAAGGTCAAGTCCACCATAGCAGATACGCCCAGCAAGCATCTCTTCATCAAAAGCAACCTTGCATTTGTCCCACTTTTCCATCGGCATCCAACGAACCGCCTGTTTTACCCATTGATTCAAACGCAGTTGTCGAAACGCATTTTCTTCACCGGGAGTTTCCTTTGCAGAATTACACGCAGCCACCACCTTATCCATGCCGATAGTCTTATCCAGACTTGGATTTGCCTTTTTCCAAACCTTCGGGTCCGTCCAGTCCTCCGATTCATCTGCACCGTAAATGACAGGATAGAAAGTTGGATCATGCTTTCTGCCTTCCAGAATGTCCTTTGCCTTTTGGTGAACTTCATAGCAAATGCTGTTGGTGTCTGTTCCGGCTGTGGTGATGAGAAAATACAAAGGCTGCATTCTGGCATCACCGGAGCCTTTGGTCATAACATCAAACAGCTTTCGGTTCGGCTGCGTATGAAGTTCATCGAACACAACCCCATGAATGTTGAAACCGTGCTTGGAGTAGGCTTCGGCGGATAGCACCTGATAGAAGCTGTTGGTCGGGATGTACACGATACGCTTTTGTGAGGTCAGGATTTTCACTCGCTTATTCAGGGCTGGGCACATTCGCACCATATCGGCAGCCACATCAAATACAATGGCAGCCTGTTGGCGGTCTGCGGCACAGCCGTAAACTTCCGCACGTTCTTCGCCGTCACCGCAAGTTAATAGCAGAGCAATCGCAGCAGCAAGTTCTGATTTGCCATTTTTCTTTGGAATCTCAATGTAAGCCGTGTTAAACTGACGATAGCCATTCGGTTTTAAGATCCCAAACAGGTCACGGATAATTTGTTCCTGCCAGTCCAGCAGTTCAAATTTCTTTCCAGCCCATGTGCCTTTGGTATGGCTGAGGCATTCAATAAAAGAGACGGCATAATCTGCCGCCTTTTTATTGTACTTGGAATCTTCCGCCATAAAGCGTGTCGGTTTAAATCTTGCCATTGCATCACCTCCCTCAACAAAAAAGACCTGCCAAAAAGCAAGTCTGTATCATTTATTTTAATGCCCTCATGTGGCAGTTTTGTAATCGAGATTCCATTCCCATTGTAACCATGTTACCATACAAATTCAATGATAACAAGTCATAACGAAAAAATATACTGCACAAATATATGGCTCAGATTTTGTGTACTATATTTCTTCGGTACGAGCCACACAGCCTTGTTTCCAAGGCTGTGGTTTGTGGGTTTGAAAGGGAAATTTATCTTCCCGTCATGCATTCCCATTCAAATTCGCAGGCATTTTCGTATGCCTCATCGAAAAGGGCATCGTCGTCGATGTAGTCCTCCTTGAAGTCAATTCTGTCAATGCCCTCAAAAATCGTTTCATTTTCTTCTGCATCTGCCTTTGCAAGGCTTTCTGCATTTTTCTCAACCCATTCTGTGAACTCTTCATCGTCCATTCTGTCCTCATTTTCAATTTCAAGGTCGTATTCGTATTCATCGTCCACCCAGGTGATAACTGCCTTTGTGATTTCCGTTCTTTCGTTCCAGTCCGTTCTGTTTGCCATTGCTCTTGCCTTTGCGATTCCGTATGATACCATTGTGTTTTCCTCCGTATTTCGTGGTTTTTTGGTTGTTTTCCTTTCGGTGATTACATATTACCGCATAGTGTGTATAATTGCAAGCGGCTAAACTGCCAGAATATACAGTTTGAAAACCGCCCCTGTATTGTGTAGATTATGACAGCAAAAAAGCAGCCGCCACGTTTGCGTTTGTGGCGTTGCTTTTCAAATTGGAATGGTATTCGGAATCGGTTTTACTTGCCGTTAAAGGCGAACGTGTGGGCTGTCAGTCCCTGATTACAATCGGCATCAGACCGTTTGGTGTGGGAATGAAAAATTCAATGTTCCAAAATCGCTGTTTGTACTTTTTCATAAGTTCAGCAGAAAGATCTGTAAAATCTTCTGCTCCAAGACCTGCGATGAAAAATGTGCCTTTGATGATGTCGCTTGTTTCAGGGAGCATTCTGTTCCACTCCGTATCAGATTTCAGCTTTG